CTCGGGGGTGTCTTCACCCGCATAGATGTATAACCCGAGTCCTTGCATCGCTATGGCTTTAACCAAACAGCGCATGATGGATGTGTTTACCTCAAATGCGTTTGGAGTGGCAATTGGTTTATTGCGGAAATCCAATACAGGCAACATGCAAGTGATTGGCTTATCAAATATGGTGACGGTTACCCATACCATGAATGATCCGCCGACAGGCATCAGTGGAGTGCCATCAAACATCTCCACCTTAAAGTTGGCCTTGGAGTCAGCCTTTAAGACTTCCGCCCATGCCCATGCCCATGACAGGTAAGTTAGACCATTCTTCTTTTCCGTGTGGTCATTGACGTTTATCTTCAGTAAATCAAGCGGTGACATTGATCTCTCCTTGGTGTTGTTCGCACCACTCTGCGACCCCGCAGTAGTTTCCGGTGCAACGCTTGGGTTCTCCAAGTCTTGTTTCGACATAGCCTTTCTCCTTTTCTGCTAATTCATTGGCTTCTTCTATTGATTTAAACAGTCGGATCGCAGTTTTGCGTCCTTCGCGCTTTACAGCGTAGACGGTCTCTGATTGCCATCTATCTTGGTCGGAGCAAGGAGGTAACTCCTCCCCGAAATCGGCAGACACTTTGGCGTTACGGTGCAACTCCAAACGTTCCCGAACATAAGCCTCAGTCTTAACTGAGTCCCACATTGGGATGTCTACCATGTGGATTGGGCTATTTGGATAGCCTTCTTTTGTTTCATGTCTGTTGAAGTCACGAACCAAGGCGCAGATCTGAAGACCCGTCACCTTCTTGCGCTTGACTACCTCAACCAACCATTTATATACGTTCAATTGCTGTTGCCACTCCTCCTTCTCTGCCATCACAGCCCATGCGGAGGTGAACTTATAGTCAATAATGACGATCCCGCCCTCCGTATCATGCTGAAGGTCGATAGCCCCGCTAATGGTTACACCATCAACCTCATGGAAGAGGCGCTCCTCCATCGTCCACCCCTCTGTGTCGCCCCTCTCCATCACCACGTGAAGGGCAGAACCAAGCATGCTCCACAACATATCTGATACATCTTGTTGCACCTTGTCGTTGTGCTGTTCGCGCAACCTTTTGATTTTTGGGGGTGACATTAACTCGGTTACGCTATACGTAGAAGCGCCTTTGCTGTAGTATTCTCTAGTTGCAAGCGTTACCAGTGGGGCTGGAACGTTGTATTTGTTTGTTATGATCAATCTTTCTCTCCAAGGTTTATGTGATGGAACATTATGATAGTGCTATTGTTGATGAATTGCAAGTGCTTTCATTATATATTTTAGGTGAGCCTGCAAGTAAAGCAAATTCTCGAAGGGTGGTGCGTTTTAACAACATGTCTAGACTGATCAAGTCTGAGAAAGCCCTCAACTACTCCGACGCATTCAAGAAACAATGCTTGCCACTTGCTAAATTAATGACTGGAGATCTAAGGGTAACTATGCGTATCTTTTACGCAACAAGACGACCCGACTTGGATGAGAGTTTGATACTGGATCTAATGCAAGGGCTGGTATATGAGAACGACCGTCAGGTAAAAGAACGTCATACATACTGGGGGCTAGACCCTGAGAACCCCCGCTCAGAGATCATCATCGAACAGATACCCGAAGTGGTAGCCAAAAAAAAGCCCCGAACTAAGCGGGGCTAAAGGAGAGAGACAACTGCGCTCCTGCAAAGCACAGTGTCAATAGTTTAAACCATTTTTAACCAACAGCAGTGTTATTTGAACCCGTGGTACGTTCTTCGCCCAGCTCAGCAGGCTCATGGCGTGAGCTACCCGTTTAAACATATAAATACCCAACCCGGGAGCCAGCAGCGGCATAAAACTAGCGTTTAAACATAGAAAAGCTGATCCCGGAAGGCCGCAGCGTAGCAGGTGTAGCAACTGTAGCAAAGCAAAAATAACAATAAGTCCTCTTTCCTGCACGTCCTAAACATGCTGTTTAAACGCATAGCATGTATGGCGGACATTTATGGTATGTAGAAAATATTTTGATACCGCTTGACAAAGGCTGAAATAATGTGTCTATAATCCAAACCGTTGTCGTCGTGGTCAACAGTTTAGAAGCCATTTACACATGCCTCGCCCCGTTAAGGGGAACCACGACGGGGCAGTTGTAAGTGGCTTTTTTATTGTCTATACACAACCGTACTCCAAACGTTATTAAGAGTTCAGCCTGACTGCGTGGAATAAAAGGGCTACACGGTACGTCTAAGACTAGGGGGCAGTTCCCGAACAATCCGTGCGACTGGTCGAATCATCAAGTCGAGGGGCTTAACGAAAGTTAGCATGATGATGCCGTAGGCGGTGAAACACCTTCTCCTTCCGTCTCCACTTGCGTGGGGTAGGGGGGTCTTTGGGTGAAAATTAGTAAAAGCCCCGCAAAGGGGCGTTAACAAAGGAGAGAGAGATGATAGTAAATATGACTCCGTCGGAGTCTGCCATAGCGCAGGTACTGGCGGTGATGCGTAACACAACGGCACGCCAAAACGGTGTGACCGACAAGCAGATGGGTAAGCAAGACCCCATAGAGATAGATAGAGACGGCATCATTGCCGAGATGGCTTTTGGCAAAGCCTTTAACCTATATCCTGATTTGTCCGTATATCCAAGAAAGGGCGGGGCTGATCTAATAGGTAAGAACGGTAATAAGATAGATGTCAAGGCTACCCGCTACAAGACGGGCAGACTAGTCATACATATAGATAAGCCCGTTGACGAGGTAGACATCTACGCACTAGCCATTGTCGATGGCGATAATGTGGACTTAATCGGATATGCCAAATCCGTTGACGCAATCAAGTCAGAGAACATCAAAGACCTTGGACATGGTAAAGGTTACGTGATTGAACAAGACGCACTAATCAAATTTAAGGATGCCCCATGACCAGAAATTTAAAACAAGAATACAAAACGCAAGTTAAACGGGGTGAGTTACCCGACCGCATGGAACGCCAGCGGGCTAGAAGAAAGCTCGACGCTGACGGTGTAAACAGAAAAGGCAAAGACGTAGCCCACGTCAAAGCATTGAGCAAGGGCGGATCCAATGCTACTGGCATCAAATTGCAAGCCCCATCGAAGAACCGCAGTTTTAAGCGTAATTCTGATGGGGGCATGAAATGACCCGACACGAAATAGCTGAAGAGTTCGGTGAGGAACTCATGTTCATTGACCCCGAAAACTTAGACAAGTGCATCATTGGGGTAGCGACCCGCTGTGGCATGCCACCCGTCACGGTTTATGACAGGGATCAGTTAATCCTAGCCTTCATGGAAGATGGCATGACCGAAGATGAAGCATCCGAATACATCTCCTTCAACATCGAAGGCGCGTACGTTGGCGAAGCAACACCGCTGGTGATGGTTAGGGTTTAAACATGAACCTAGATAATGTTCAGTTTACTGAACACACCAGAATATCTTGCCCCGAATGCTCATCTGATAGAAGAAAGACTAGCGAGAAAGACTTGTCTTTGACCCGCAAACCTGACGGGGCGATTGTCTATCACTGCCATCACTGCCTCGCCAGTGGATCTATACAGCCTAAAGATAATAATTATCAAATAACACCAAGGGAGAATAAATTGTCAGCAGTACCAAACGTATCGGTAACACAAAATAAGTTAGAAGCGAAGCATTACGAGTGGTTATTTAAACGTGGTATTTCCAAGGAGACGGCAGACAAAATGAATTTGTTCGCTGCCGATAAATTTTTTAAACGTTTAGACAAGGTAACTGATGCGATTGGATTCCCCTACTACCGCAACGGGGCTTTTGTTTCTGCCAAGTACAGATCATTTCCCGAAAAGGATTTCACTCAAGAGGCGGGTGGCGCACACGACTTCTTTGGTATTGATCTTGTCGAGAAGGGTAAACCCTTAATCATCGTCGAGGGTGAGGTAGATGCCCTTACAGCGATGGAGTGTGGGATAGAGAATGTAGTGTCAGTACCAAGCGGTGCGCCTATCAAGGTGGCAGATGGCAAGGTATTACCCAGCGAGGATAAGAAGTTCTCTTATGTGTGGAATGCGAGGGACATTATTGAATCAGCCCCGTACATTGTCCTAGCCACAGACCAAGACACAGCGGGTCAGGCACTGGCAGAGGAACTAGCCAGAAGGATCGGCAAAGATAAATGTCGCATCGCCAAGTTCCACAAGAAAGATTTAAACGAAGTCCTACTAGATGACCCAGCACGGCATAAGGCGGTAAGAGACATCATTGATAACGCAACCCCGTACCCGATTGCGGGTCTCTCGGATGCTGGCATTTACTTTGACCGTTTAAACGATCTATACCAGAAGGGTACGGGAAAAGGTTTCTCTACGGGGTATGCCTCGGTGGATAGCGTTTACACCGTAGCACCTAGCCAACTCACGGTTGTCACTGGGTATCCCTCATCAGGCAAGTCCAACTTCATCGATCAGGTCATGGTCAACTTGGC